GAATAGGGTCATTTCACTCATGTCGTTCTCCTTAGTTATCGTTGTCTTTGTCGAAGTTCATTTCCAACTGCACCGGCTCCTTTGGTGCGTTGACGAGGGCAGCTGCCACATCGGGCAGATTGAACCGGTAGGTGTTGCCCACCTTTAGGTAGGTGTGCTTCGGGATGGTGCCGGTACGCAACCATGTACGTACAGTCGCAACAGATACGACGAAGTACTTTGCGACTTCCTCGATGGTGGCGAAAGGTGTATCGGCCATTATTTCTTCCTTACAGTTATGGCGTACTCGCTGTCGGAGTTCAGGCCGGGCGGCAGCACGTCAGGGTTTTCTTCAAGGAACTGCTTCACCACGGTCTGATTAAGACGCTTCTCGTAAAACTGCGGGACTTCGTTTTCCAAGATGAACTTGTTCATCGAATCCCAGTCGTTCGTCCAATAGCGCGTCTTCATCGTGCGGTAGAATACACCCGCTGGGGTGCGAACGCTTTCGATACCCTGCGTTTTGCAGTAATCAAGCAGCTCCGACTTGATCGTGTTAAGCTGCATCTCCAGAACCTCATCCTTTTGGTCGAACTCTGCTTTGAGCTCTGCCCGCTTGTCGCGGATTTTGATGTAGGTCTTGGTCAGCATCTCGGGAGTAAGGGCGGTATCGCCCACGGTTTCGGCGGTCATAGTGGTTCTCCTGCACTATTAGAAATTGATATCTAATGATATCCGTTACACTAGTCAAGCAATTCTTTGTAAAGATCGACGACCTTTGCGTGTACGTCAATCTTCTCGTCTAGCATCTTATAGACCCGACGCTCCACGCCCGAACCCTGCAGCTGGACCACGGTGCATTTGTTGGTCTGGCCTTTGCGGTGCACCCGTGCGTTCGCCTGTGCATAGGTCTCGAGCGACGATGTTGGTGCCCACCAGACGACTGTGTTTGCCGCTGTGAGCGTGACGCCGTGTGCTGCGGCCTGTGGCTGGATGACCAGCACCTTGGGGTCGGGTTGGGTCTGGAACTGCTTAAAGATTTGGGTCCGGTCCCCCGCGCTGACGTCACCGCGGATCATAGCGTTGGTGATGCCGTCCTTGGTAAGCTGCGCGGTCAGCATGTCGATGACGTGCTTGAAGGGCACGAAGATCAGTACCTTGTGGGTGCTTTCGGCGATGACCTCTTTCAGGACGCTGTAGCGGTTGTTGATGTCGAACTGCACCGTGTCGCCGGATTCAGTATAGCTTGCACCTGCCGAAATCTGCAGCAGCTTACCCATCATCACTGCAGCGTTCACGGCTGTGATCTGTGCGCCGGCCACTTCCATGACCATCTGGTTCTTAAGCCGGTTGTAATAGAGCTCTTGCTGTTTGGTCAGCGCCACGTCCCGCTTCACGTAGGTCATGTCCGGCAGGTCTAGGCATTCGTCTTTGGTGAACCGGATCGCTGGCTGTAGGGCGCGGTGCACAGTGCGTTCGGAGTGTTCCTTGGGCTTCCAACGGTACTGGGACACCTTATACATCACCATGTCCTTCCAAGCGTTGAAGAACTTAGGCACACCGGCAGGGTTGACCAGCTTCGCCAAGCCGAAAGCGTCCTCGGGCCCTTGGGCCGCGGGTGTACCGGTCATCAGCCATAGCCACGTCTCGGGGGTCACTAGCTTGTTTAGCACCTTCCAGCGCTTGCTCTGGGCGTTCTTATAGTGGCTTGCCTCGTCCACAATGATCAGGTCGTAGCCCGCTGCAGCAAGGTCATCTTTGACGATCTCGACGCCGTCATAGTTGATGATAAGGAAGTCGGGCTTTCCGGCGATGATCTTCTTGCGCTTGGCGGCAGGGCCATAGGCGATGTCGACTGTCCGGTGCATGGCAAACGAGAACAAGTCTGCGCGCCATGCGCTGTCCATAATCGAGATCGGGCAGATGACCAAAGCCCGCTTGATGATGCCCTGCTTCATAAGGAAGTCCGCGGCCCAGATAGCGCTGGCCGTCTTTCCGGTGCCGGCCTCGTTAAAGCAAAACGCCTTCTGGTGCATCGTCAGGAAGGATGACGTCGTGCGCTGATGCGACATCGGGGCGAACTTGCCGGTCCAAACATAGCGGCCCTCGATGGGCGACGGCACCTTGATGTTCAGCCCGCGCAGCGTGTGCGTCTCCTGCACGCCCCAATTCACAAGCACCTCGTGATCACTGACGGCCTTGCTTTTTGGGATGACGGTAGTGACTTGTTTTGGATTGCGTAGCTTCAAAAGCAACGCCTTGTTGTCAATAATCTGCATGTCGTTCTCCGAGACGTTAGGGTTTTCCCTAACTTTTTTTCTCACCGGGCTTATGGCCGTTCCGGCTACGGTTCTTTGAAGGGCTTTCCAGCTTATAGCCGTCGGCGTTGCTGCCCCCCTTGGCTAACGCCTTCTTGTGGCTCACATCCTTGCCCGTGCGGTCCACGCCTTTCTTGTCCAGCGCCCTGCGTGCACGCTGGCGCTCCATGCGGTCTGGGTGCTCCCCACGCTCTTTCTGTTTTTCGTATTCGTGCTGATAGGGACGCGGCGACTTCGTGTATGGCATGGCGATCAACTCCCGTTATGCGCACATTCTACCACAGGGCAGTACTTTCGGCATAGCCCTGACGGCCTAGGATTCCACACGTTTGTATCATGTGCCTTCTCCAGCGCAGCATACTTCATCACCCACGGTTTCCACAGCACGCCCTCGTCGGTCACGGCATAGTCCTGCTTCACGATGTCGTTGGCGATGGTGAAGAGCAACGCGCCCTTCACCTTCTTGATCTGCGGGAAGTGCTTGAACACGGACAAAGCCATCAGCTGCAACTGCCCGACGTCGGCATACTTCGCATTCTTGCCGGTCTTGTAGTCCACAACACGGGCCTTATCGCCGTCAATAATCAGCAGGTCCACGATACCGCGGAACCACACGTTCTTATCGAAGAAGCCACACGCTTCGAGATCGGCGGTCAGACCCATCTTGAGTTCGCAGTGCTTCTCCCCCGGCATTGCCGCAAGCAGTTCCATAGTGGGCTGCATAAACGAGAACTGCGGGGGCAAGGGCTTAGCGTCGCGGATATACTCTTCGCATGCCTTGTGAAACTCGGTGCCATAGCGGGTCGCTTCGGTCTCTTGGAACGGAAACTGCTTAAGGACGTTCACGTGGTAATACTGCTTCGGACACGTTTCGAACGCCTTCATCCGACTAAAAGACCACGCACCTGCTCCACTCACTCCGTCTCTCCATAATTCTTGCCAATCCCCGCTTCACAGTCGACAGGCAGGCCTTCGGCCCAAGCAGGAACCCAGCGCATACACTCTTCGACGTAGGACTTGCAGGGTTCGGCTTCGTTGTCAGGCACACAGCATACGATACTGTCATGCACAGTCAACACTACACGGTATTTCTTACTAATTCGTAACATTTGTTCGCCGATGATAAGTCTGGCGAGTGCTTGCGTGACGTTCTCGACCACCTTCCCGCCGTAGATGCGAGTGGGCCCCATGCGGGTCTTGTAAGAATACTCGGTGCCGCCCTTCTCGTTCTCGCTCTCTAACAGCCCATCGTAGCGGATCAGAAGGCCATTGGGCAGCTTGACGCCGGGGGCATGGGTATCAACACCTAGAACCCCGTCCTTGCCGAAAGGCATAGAGTCGCCACGCACCATGTAGCGCAGCATGGTGCCGGCTTGCTTCCACATGTTCGAGATCATGTCGTTGGTTTCGCGGTAGATGCCGATGATCTTAGCCGCTTCGGCCTTGGTGATGTCCACCCCAGAGTTTTTGAGAGCCAGCTGGAACTTCTCCCCACCCATGCCGTAGCCCGCACCCAGCACCGTGGTCTTACCCACGAACCGCTGGTCTTTGGTCACGTCACCCTCGTCCACGTTATAGATCGCAGAGGCCATCTTCTTGTAGACGTCGCCCTTAGACGCAAAGGTCTGCACCACGTCGTCTTGCCCGGCCAGCCACGCAAGCATACGCGCTTCAATCTGCGAGGAGTCAGCTTCGACGATGCTGTAGCCATCTGGCGCCACGATGCACTTCTTAAGCGCCTTGGCGTTAGGCCCCCGACTAGGTAGGTTCTGCAGGTTGATCTTATCGTCCCCGCCCCAGCGGCCCGTATGCGCAGCATAATACCGCACAGGGACGGGCAGCATACCACGCCCAGAGATGTCGATGAACCGCTGTGTGCGGGTCTCTTCGAGCGTAGACTTCACCCCAAGCCGCGCAGCAGCCAGCGATTGCACATGGGGGTCGTCGTGCTCCAGCAGGTCTTTCATGCCTTGGTCGCTCTTAGCCAATGCGAAGGTCATATTGCCTGTGGTGGGGCTGATCTTCATGGGGCAGGGGGCACCAAACTTACCCAGCAGTGCGGCAAACTTCGGGTTCGACATGAGGTCGGCCTTGTCTTCAACCCCCGCGGACTTCAGCAGGTCCTCCTTTATCAGCTGGGTTTTTGTTAGGTGCCCCTCAAGCCGCTCGCGGTCCAACCCCAGCGTAGGCTCAGTGAACATACGCAGGGTCAGGTCGATCAGCTTAAGTTCAGACTTCGGAAACCCACGGGACATCATGATGTTGAAGATGTCGTAGGTCAGCTCCACGTCGTTGACGCAGTAGCCCCCGACGGCCGACCGCTCCTCCGGTGTGAAGTCGCTGCGGCGCTTCCCCTTGGCGTCCAGCACCTCGGTGCCTTTCTCCCCCACCTCGTAGTTTT